CTACGAATGGACCAGCATCGACCTCGAACAAGCCGACCGATTCGGCACCGGCACCGCAGCCCCAAACCAACAATCAGGCGCGCTCAGCAGGGGACTATTCGACCTAGGAGCCGAACAATGGGGCAACATGCAAGGAAACAACCGATGAACAACCCGACCGGCTACCGCTGCACCACAACAGGACGAGGCATCTGGCACATCTCACAAATCACCATCAACGAACTCAACAACACCAACAGCCCCGCCACCGCAATCAACGACCGACCACTATGCGGCAGCAACCCCACAGTGATACTCGGAGACGTCGACCACCTACTAAAAACCACCCTCACCGACGCACTCACACGAATGAGCCTTATACACGAGTACGCAAAATGCACACGCTGCCTAGTGAAAGCACAACCCAACCACACACTGCCCTAAAACCGTCACCACAGCGACACAAACACACAAACCACTATGAACACACACCAACAGACCACGAACCCGCCAGATCGCACCACAGCCGCTCCCATAACACATACAATGAAGCACGACACGACGGGAGCGTGACCACATGAACAATAAAACCAACGGGAGCGGCAGACCCAAAGGCACCGGACGCTCAACACCAGCAATGGGCAAAGGCCAATCGAGAACCGGAAACAAAGCCAACACAGCAGAGCGCGCACGCAAAGCACTAGAGATGCGTGCCGCACGAATGCCGTTCCAAGTGATCGCCGACCGGCTCGGCTATTCGTCACGCGGCGCAGCGTACAACGCGGTGAAGCGCGAACTCAGTCGCATCCCACGTGAGGCAGCGAAAGAGTTACGCAACGTTGAACTGGATTCGCTCGACAGCCTTGAGCGCAGGCTGATGACGCAAGCGTTGAATGGCAATCTGGGGGCTGTTGATCGTGTGCTGCGCATCAAAGAATCTCGTGCGAGGCTCGCTGGTTTGTACGAGGTGCAGGCTGACACTGGTGTCGACGAGGTTGTGGTGGTGTTGAAGGCATGGCGTGCCCGGTTGTCTGACGCAGGGCCAGATGACACGACGGAGAGCGGGCCGAGCGAATGAAGATCAGCATCAGCCTGTTCAGCATAGAGATCGACACAGACGACCCGAAGCCAGACGAACGCGAATCAGAGACGTCCGCAAGCACCGAACGCTCAGACAGACCCCCCGGGTTCACAGCGCCAGGCGACAACTGCGACGACCGCAAATGATCGGCGACACCCAACTCCAACCCGGCGAGATGCACGTGCCACCGCTCAGCACAAAACAACGTGGCATGATCGTGCGCTCAACGGCACGCGTGAACCTACTCGAAGGCTCAATCCGTTCAGGCAAAACGTTCGCATCACTCGTACGCTGGTTCACATTCATCGCAGACGACGCACCCACCCGTGGCGCACTCGTCATGGTCGGCAAGTCACGCGACGCACTATACCGAAACGTCTTCGAGCCGTTAGAGAACGACCCGACACTCGCAGTGTTTCAACCATTCGTCCACTACAAGCAGGGCGCACCCACAGCCCAGATGTTCGGGCGAACAGTTCACATCATCGGCGCAGCAGACGCAAAGGCTGAGTCGAAGATCAGAGGCATGACAGTCGCAGGCGCTTACATCGACGAGTTGACTACACTGCCAAAAGATTTCTTCAAGCAGATGCTGGGTCGCGCCTCAGTGCCTGGGGCCATGATCTTTGCAACAACAAATCCAGACGCACCGAGACACTGGTTGAAGGTCGACTACCTCGACAAAATTGACGGGTTCCCTGACTGGCTCGTATGGCACTTCACGATGGACGACAATCCGGGGCTGACCGAAGAGTACAAGGCGTCACTGAAACGCGAATACAGCGGTTTGTGGTATCAACGATTCATCGACGGGCTGTGGGTCGCTGCTGAAGGTGCCGTTTATACGATGTGGGACGAAGATCGTCACGTCATCAACCGCACCCAGTTGCCCAACATTGACACGGTGTTGGGTGCTGGCGTCGACTACGGCACCACACACGCCACACGCGGCTACCTGATGGGCATCGGCAACGACACACAAACAGGCGAAGCGACACTGTACGTGCTCAGCGAGTTCGCACCCGCCACAGCGACTGTGGGCCAGCATGCGCAAATGTTCAGAGCGTGGCTGTCAGATCAGCAACCGCAGTCGTGGCAAGACCCTGAGTGGATTGCTGTTGACCCTGCCGCAGCCGTCTTCAGGCAGCAACTGTTCGACGACGGACATCAGAACGTTATGCGTGCTCACAACGCTGTGCTGCCAGGCATTCAAACGATTGCGTCGCTGCTGGCTGCTGGCAAGTTCAAGGTGCTTGACACTTGTGAGCATCTGATCAAGGGGCTGCCAGGGTATCGGTGGGATAGTGCAGCATCAGATCGTGGGTTGACTAAGCCAATCAAGGAAGACGATGACGAGGTCGACGCATTGCGTTACGCGATCTACTCGACACGCAGACTATGGCGCGACCGCATCAGCCTTACCCCTATCGACGACTTCGACGATGAACCTACGTGACGTTCACGACACGCGCACGTACGCACGGTACGATGCAATGAGACGCTGTCGGGCACAGCACAACCATCACTCGATTGAAGCGAGAGACACATCATGGCGTTACCTGCCGACAACAGTTCCTTTCCACCTGCTGAACAGACTGATCGTTACTCGCGTATGGCGACTAACTCGATTTGGTATGGGGGCGACCCTGCTCGGCTGACTTCACTGTACGGCGGCGACATTAACGTGTCGCATCGTTCGCAAAAGAACATCATCAGCCGAGTGTTCGACTGGTTCTGGGGGCAGTCCGACCCGACCCAGTTGGATGACAAGGTGCATTTGCCTGTTGCGCAAGACATTGCACAGATGTCTGCTGAACTGCTGTTCGCCGAGTCGCCCAGGTTCGTTGTGCAGCCCATCATCTTTGACGACGACGGCAATGTGTCAGACGAACATCGGCTGGTCGTTGAGCGCACACAACGCCGTCTCGACGATCTGCTGGCTTCGATGGACTTTGAAAGCACACTGCTGTCCGCTGCTGAAACGTCTGCTGCGATCGGCAACGTGGGTTTCCGTATCGGCTACGACACACAGGGCATGACTAAGCCTGTGATCTCACGCATTGACGGTGATGCGATCGTTCCCGAGTACAGGTTCGGCCAACTGGTTGCGTTGACGTTCTGGGAAGTGCTCGAAACGAACGGCGAGACGATCATCTACCACCTTGAACGTCACGAGATCGGCCAGGTGGAACACGCGGTCTACAAGGGTGTGCGAGGCAACCTCGGCACCCGTATACCACTCAACACACGCCCAGAGATGCGCGGCATCGTCGAGACGACGAACAACACGGGCATCATCTTCACGAGTGTGGGACGCATGAACGCTGTCAGTGTGCCCAACATGCTGCCAGACCCACTTGATCGCAAGAGCAACAGCGGCCGCTCAGACTTCAGCCCTGGTGTGCTCACACAGTTCGACGCGGTTGACAAAACGATCACGTCGCTGATGCGCGACATTAAGGATGGCCGTTCGCGTCTGCTGATCGCTGACTACATGCTCAGCGGTAAGGGGCTAGGCGAGGGCGTCGAGTTCGACGGCGATCAGCACATGTTCACACGGTTGAAACGTCAGCCGCCTGACATGAGCGAGCCACCCATCGATCAGGTTCAGTTCAAGATTCGTGTCGACGAACACTTGAAGACACTCGACTATCTGATCAACAGGGCAGTGAAGTCATGTGGGTACAACACTGACACCGAGATCGGGGAAGGTGGCGGCGACATGACGGCCACCGAGTATGCGGGGCGTGCCAAAAAATCGTTGGCTACCCGCTCCAAAAAACTGCGTTACTTTGGTGCGCTCGAAGCGTTGATCGAGACGTTGCTGCATGTTGATGCTGACGTGTTCAACTCGGGGGTAACACCACTGCCCGTCAAGATGGAAGCAGCGTCTGCTATGCAGGTGTCTGAGAAAATGCTCGCTGACACGGTCGAGGTGATGAGCCGATCGAAGGCCGCATCGCGTGAGGTGTTGGTGCGAACCCTGCATCCTGAGTGGTCGCAAGACATGGTCGACGAGGAAGTGGATACGCTGCTTGAAGAGTCTGGTGTGGGCGACCCCGAGATCGTGCCTGGGGTCGCGGGTGACGTGCTGCCTGCGACTGACGCACGTGACGATGTCTGATGCTCGACGAGATTGTTCAGGAGTCGTTTCACGTCGCTGATGCGTATGTGGATGCTGAGCGTCGCATCGTTGAGCGTATCGCTGCACATGTTGCGAACGGGGTGGGTTCTCCGAACTGGGAAGTTGAGTCGTTGCGTAACGCTCAGTCGTTGCGTCGCGAGTCTGTAGCGATTCTGGCGCAGGCTGGCGACAACCATGCGCAAGCATTCGACGCACTCGCGGGCAAGGCTTACACGCGGGCTGGTGCAGCCTCATTGCGTGATCTGCCCATTGCTGACGTTGTGCATGCTGGCTCACTACAGAAACGTTCTGCGGTGCGATCTGTGGCACGTGAAGTGAGCGGTGTTGTGAGGGCAGCCGACTCGCAAATACTGCGCAAAGTTGATGACGTGTTTCGCTCGACGGTGGGCAAGACTACACGGGCGGTTGTCGCTCGCGGTATCTCTCGAAAGGAAGCGGCGAAGGAAGCGCTCAACGATCTGGTTAAGCAGGGTGAGGTGACGTTCACTGATAAGCGGGGCCGTAACTGGCGTTTGCCTGACTATGTTGATATGGCGACTCGGACTGGTGTTGCGAAGGCTCAGATGAAGGGGCATGAGGACACGTTGCGTGCCAATGGTGTCGATTATGTGGTTGTTCAGCCTGGGCCGCGTGCGTGTCCGATCTGTGATAAGTGGGCGCGTTCCATTCTGTCGACGAATGGGGTGGCTGGTACGCAACGCACCGAGAATATTGTGTCGGGTAACTCGACGACGGTGACGGTTGACGCGACACTGGATCAGGCACGCTTGGCCGGTTTCCAACACCCGAACTGTCGCTGTTCGCTGCGCGCATATTTGCCTGGTGTCACTAAGCGTGCCGATATAAAGCGTCCACCGTTCGATGAAAAGGGTTATGAGGCACAGCAGAAACAGCGTGCGAAAGAGCGCAAGATCAGAGACGCGAAACTAGAGCAGGCTGCTGCGATTGACTCTGAGGGTAAGGCGCTTGCGGCTAAGAAGGTGCGCCAGCGTCAGGCTGAACTGCGCGATCACATGGCAGCGAACAGTGGGCAGCGTCGGGACGATGGCACCTACGCGCCGAAGTTGAAGCGGCAGTCTGATCGTGAGCAGATCAGCGGACGGTTCGCCACACCAGCAGAAAGCGACGCATATGCGAAGAGTCTGAATCGTAAGGTCGCGAAGCAGACGTCAAAGACTGAGCACCCTGTTGTGTCTCGTGATGGTTTGGTCGCTGAACGCTTTGGCCGACTCGATAAGCGCGAGAGCATGGACGTCATCGCATCGAAGTCAAACCCTGGTAACACGACATTCTTCCCGGACCCAAATTATGCGAACAACTGCCACATGGTCGTGTCTGCTGTCGAGATGCGTGCACGAGGGTACAACGTCGTCGCGCGTCCCACTACTGGCGGCATGGGGCGCAGCGCGAAGTCGATTGAGGGCGACTATCAGGGTGGACGAAAGTTTACTGAGATCAGCAAGGTGACGGGCGAAGGCAAGTCGATGCTGCAATGGGTGGAGAACGAGTTTGCGGATGCTCCCGAGGGTGCGCGCGGGTTCGTCACCGGTGCCTGGTCTAACGGTCGTGGCGCTCACATTTGGAACTGGGAAAAGAAGGGTGGCAAGATCACATATCACGAGGGTCAGGTCGCGGCGACTGTCAGCAGCAAGGCGGAGTCGAACGTGCTGCGTCTCGATCGCAAAACGATTGCTGTGATGCGTGTCGACGATCTTGAACCTGCCGACCAGTTGATTGATGCGTTGCAGTCTGAAGCGGCGTCGCGTCTCGTGGGGGAGGCTGCGGTCGCTGATCTTATCAAGCGTGTCGAGGAGCGTCTGCTCACGTTGAAGGCTGAGCGTGCACGGTTCGAGGCGAGTTTGACTGACACTGACAAGGGTGCACTGGCGTCGTTTAAGCGTGCGAAGGGGAAAAGACGAAATGGCCGATACGACCCGGACGTGCTGCGCGCGGATGGGTTCACGCGTAAGGACATCGAAGTGGCGTATGCGAAAGAGCATGCGATCAGCGGAATTAAGAAGGCTCAGACGTCGTATCGTAAGGACTTGAAGAAACTGCAAGCGATCAGGGTGTCCGGTTGAGTATCGCTGTTATGATGTTCACATGTTGACATATTCTGAGGCAGTCGAGTCGGTGCGTGAGCAGATACTGCCGCGTTGGGATGATGCTGACGGCGAGTTTCATGTTTCGTCGAGCGGTTTCGAAGACGATGAAGCGTTCATGGTGCCGTGGGGTGCGCGTGAGTGGTTGGTCGACGGTGATCGTTCGTTCATGCTGCTCAGTGGGTCGATGACGTTCGTCGATAAAGAGACGTATGAGGTGGCCGATCGGTTTGCTGTTGAGATGCTTGATCGTGTGGACAAGATGACTGCTGTTGATGTGACACAGGTCGACGAGGACGCACCTATCCCCGAATAACACGCGCACGCGCCCGCATGTGGCAGACTGTTCCCGTCAGACATACATCGACGAACGGGAGACTGACATCATGGGCAAACTTTATTGGATGCTGAACACTGGACGAATTAGGTTCGCAGCCGGTGACGGCGACGGTGGCGGCAGTGGCGGCGACAACGGTGATCAGAGCGGCGACAGCGGCGAGGGAACACCCTCACCGGCAGACGTGGCAGCACGTCAGGCTGCGGCAAAAGCGAAGAGTGAGCAGTCACAGCAGAACGATGCTGGCGACGAGGGAGGCGACGAGTCGCCGTGGAGTGACCCTGCACGGGCGCAACGCGAGATCGAGAAACTGCGCAAGGAAGCGGGAGACAAACGCGTCAACGCTAAGAAAACTGCTGCTGACGAGGCGCGCAAAGACTTGGTTAGCGAACTGATGAAGGTCATCGACCCGAATGCAGATAACTCGAACGCGACACCCGAGCAGTTGGCTTCGCAGGTGCTCGACGTTTCGACTGAGCGCGACGGTGCACGCATCGACGCAATGGTGTTGCGTGAGGCTTGGGCTGCTGGTGTTGACCCTGAGCGCGTCGACTATCTGGCGTTTAAGTTGGGCAAGCGAGACGCGTTTGGCGAGTTGAAGCCAGATGCTGAAGATGTGGCTGGTAGCATCAAGACTATGGTCTCGGAAGAGATCAGCAAAGACTCGACACTGAAGGCGGCTGGCACGCGTCAGAGTTCGGGAGATTCGCAGTTCGGTGGAGCCGGTGATGCGAAGCAGTTCACCATTGAAGAGTTCAAGGGAATGTCCATGAAGGACAGGACTGAACTCTATCGAAACAATCGGTCGGAATACGACCGACTCACTGCTCTGAAGTAAGAGAGGCAACATCATGGCTCAAACCACTGCAAGCGATCTCATTGTCCCGGACGTATGGGGCGACGCGGTTATGGAAACCGTTCTCGGCAAGGCAGCCATGCTGCCCTTCGCGAACGTCGACGACGAACTCGCTGGTCAGCCCGGTGATTCTGTCGACATGCCGTTTTGGGACTACATCGGCGACGCTGAAGACCTCAGCGAGGGCACGCCGATCACACCCGTCGCAATGGGCATGTCGTCTGATCGGGTGACGATCAAGGAAGCGGGTAAGGGCATTGAACTGACCGACAAGGCAGTTCTCACCGCGCTCGGCAACCCGAACGATCAGGCACGCACCCAGTTGGGTCTGTCGATCGCTCGCAAGATCGACGCTGACTTGATCGCTGGCGCGGTCGACACTCACACGTCGGGTGGCTCGACTGATCCGTTCAAGACGACCGCTCCGCTCTTGCTCGACGGCTCTGCGGCCGTGCTCGGCTGGGATGCGTTTGTCGACGCGACGACTGTGATGGGAGACGACTACGACCCGAACGAAATGGCCGCATTCGTCATCCACTCGAAGCAGCGTGGCGACATCATGAAGGACTCGACGTTCGTTGATGTCTCGAAGTTCGGTACTGACGCTGTGGTTCTGCGTGGACAGATTGGTCGCATCGGCAATGTGCCTGTGATCGTGTCTGACCGCATCGCCGTGATCGACAATGCGGGCGTTGATAACTACAAGTCGCTGATCATCGCTCGCGGTGCGTTGGCGCTGAAGTACAAGCGTCGCGCGATCGTCGAGACCGACCGCGACATTCTTGCACGTTCGAACACGATCACCACGAACGTTCACTACGCCGTTAAGCGTGTAAATGATCGTGGCATCATCGTGCTGACAACTAAGTAAGGAGACAATTTCATGGGACTGACGGCATTCAACCGTCGTCGTCGTCGTGAGACGGCAGCAGCATCTCAGGGTGCTGCTGCTGTTCGCCCCTCGACGAACGCAAACAAGGCTGACTGGGCTGAGTACGGCAAGACCGTACTCGACTCAATCTCGGGCATGAGCAAGGCGCAGATCGTTGCGGCTGTGAATGCTCTTCAAGAGACGCAAAACAGCGATGCGGCAGATACTGTTGCAAATGTTGATGTGCGAGACGACGCAGATGCTGCTGAGGCTGCGGGAAACGGTGTCGAGAGCGACGCAGACGGTTCTGACGACGTAGCAGACGCTGACAGCGTTGGTGTCGCTCAGAATGAGGCTGGCGACGACTCGGCTGATTCGAGTAAGTAACTGAACATGGTCTGGCGTCGCGTCAACAGTGTCACCGCAGCAGGGCATCATGCGCTGAAGTTCGATCAGGGGCGCACCGTGGCGGGTAACGCTGCGCGGCGCGGTCGCATCTCCTGTGTCCCGCGTACATCGGTACTGCGCGCGCCAGACCATTCTCGAAAGGACACACGATGACGAACCCGATTTATGCAACGAGCGGTGACCTCGCGATCTACATGGGTGAGGCTGCTCCCGCGAATGCTGCGGTTCTGCTGCGCAAGGCGTCATCGTTGGTAACATATGCGGCGCGCGGCACCGTGTACGACGTCGACGCGAATGGTATTCCCACGAACGCGTTGAAGGCTGCGGGATGCAGTGAAGCGACCTCCGCTCAGGCAGCCGCCTGGTCTGCGAATGATGTGAACCCTCTCGGCGGTCGTGCCGCAGTGAAAAAGGAAGTGGCTGCGAAGAGCGGTGGCGGTGTCTCTGTGACCTACGCATCGTATGCGGCTGACGCTAACGCACGCTCCGATCTTGCATCTGGGGACGTGTTGGTGCCTGAAGCGCTGCGACTGCTCGACAGTGCTGGCATGCTCTCGAACTCGGTGCAGGGCATCTGATCATGAGCGACTTCATGGAAGTGTTTGGCGACTGGTTGGTCGATGGCACGACCGTCCAGATCGTCGAGGCCGTCGGTATCGAGGGCGACCAGTACGCCGCGCCGGTCACGGTTGATCAGATCATGATCGAGTTCAAACGTCGTCTAGTGCGTGACACGAACGGTGAGGAACTGCTGAGCGAACGCGCTCTGTATGTGCCACGCGAGTCCCCACACGTCGGCCTGTTTGTTCCTGGGGCGCGGGTGACGTTCAACGACGGCGTCATCTCGAACATCATTCGACTTAGTGATTTTGCGCCCTATGGTGTCATTGATCATCTGGTGGTGATGTGCGAATGAGCGGCAAAAGCAACATTGTTTTTAAGTCGTTGAGCACGCTTGGGTCCGCTGCGAAGAGTGCAGCGTCTGAGGGTAGCGCAAGCGGCAAGCGTGGCATGTTTCTCGCTGGCGAACATGTGCTGGGTGTCGCGAACACACGCGTCCCGCACGAGAGCGGCGATCTGCAACGTTCGGGTGCAGTGTCACAGGACGACAGCACAGGTGCCACTGCCGTTTCGTATGATACCGATTATGCGGTTAGACAGCATGAGGATGAGTCGTTGTCTCACGACGCTGGACGTGAGTCGAAGTTTCTAGAGAACTCGATGATCAGCGAACGCGAAACTGCGTTGGCGATCGTGGCTCAGGCTGTGAAGAAAGGGATGGGGCTATGAATTGGCTGACCGAACTGCGTTATGGGTGTGCGGCGGTGAGTGCGGACGAAAGCGACGGACTGCTTGCGTTCGCGGAGCCTGACAAAGTGGCGATCGTGGGCACGATTCCGATCGTGGGGTTAGTGATGCCTGAGCAGCCGGACGAATGTGTGGCGATGAACATGGGGGTGCTCGACGAATCTGCTGAGACGACAACACGGCTGACGTTTCGCATGCGTGCCCACAGTGAAGCACGACTCGATCTTATTGGCGACACGCTCGATAACATCTGGACAAAGCGTGACGCTGGTATGCTCGGGAATGCAAGGCTAATCATGTCGCAGTGGTCGTCGGGTGCGACACTCGGGCAAGACGGGTCGAAGCGTATTGAGCGCTCGGCAAACTACTATCTGACGGTTGCGAGACCGTTGGTTAACCGATACTGAGAGGTAAGGCGATCACACAATGAGCGCAACTGTTAAGACACCACTAGGCGCGACGACTACGAACCGAAAGTGGTATTGCGATGTCAACACTGGCGACGACACGACTCCCGACTGGGTGGGCGTGTTTGGTATCACCGAGTTCAAGCCAACCGTTGAGGGTACGACTCAGGACGACTCCGACTTCGACGGCGAAGGTTGGAAGTCTGAGACGACCACCGCGAACGCTTGGAAGAACGAGGGCAAGGTCAAGCGCGCACAGCAAGAGGGTGTCACGCCTCCCGTGTACGACCCAGGCCAGGAACTGATTCGTGCCGCGTCGACCAAGACTGGCGTGGACAACGTGCTTGAGTTTCGTTGGTACGAGATGCAGCCGAGTGGTCCTCGCGTTGAGGCGTATCAGGGCAGGGCTGCTGTTGCGTATAGCGAAGAGGGTGGCGGTGTGGATGCGTTGAGCATGGCATCGTTCACGCTCACGGGTCGCGGTAAGCGTTCCGAGATTACGCACCCTGACGCGGCTGTGTAGCCAACAGATCATGATCATCGGCGACGTCGTGCGGTTCACACTGAGCGACGTCGCCGAGTCATCTAACTAGGAGAATCGAAATGACCGAACAGCCAACATTCGACGCGATGCTCGACTTCATGGAAGACGAGAACGGTTTCGACACACCGCTGATGCCGTCAACCAAACATCGTGAGGGTAAGAAATATCACATCAACTCACCCGACGCCGCGACGGGTCTGCGACTCGCGGCCGTCTCTGACATCGTGATCAAGCAGCAACGCAAAATGGAGATAAGCGAACTCGACATTAAACGGCTGCGACTCGACGATGACGACGAACGCGACTTCATTGATCAGGTGCTGAACACTGAGACTGTTGATGAAATGATCGGCGACGGTGTGCGTTGGGAGCACATTAAGCGCATGTCGCTGTACGCGTTCACATACTTTACCGTCTCAAGGGAAGCAGCCGATTCTGCGGTGAAAAACGGGTTGCTACAGGGAAAAGTAATGCCGCCGAACAGGGCGGCGAAGCGCAAGAACAAGACGAAGTCAACGGGTTCGGTCTCGGCAGGTTCGAAGAAAATCACACCCAAGAAATGACACTCGGCGCGATGCTGCGGCAGTGGCGTTGGGTTGAGATCGACTTTCAAGAGGTCTACGGAATTGATTTAGGTGATCGTGAGATGTTGCGTGCTCGAACGTGGCGATGGTTACGTGTGAGACTCGTTGGGTTACTATCGACGGAGTGCAGGGTGCAGCGGGTTCTGAATCCTACGGACGAGCAAAAGAAGGCACGCGAGCAGCGCGGAACCTAGCGGCACAGGAGGGCGCACCACATGGCACTTGATCTTGGCGAACTAGTCGCCTACATGAAGTTGGATGACAGCGAGTTTACCTCGCCGCTCGATAAACTGCCAGATAAAATTAAGGGCAAAGCGGGTCTGATCGCTGGCGCTGGCGCAGTTATTGGTGGTGCGCTCGCTGTTGCGTTCATTAGTGGTGTGAATGACGCTCTCGACTTCAGTACCACGAACGCGAAAATTGCGCGTCAGTTGGGTTTGACGGTTGCTGAGTCTGAGAGTGTTGGCAGTACGGCTGCCGCCGCATATGAGCGCGGTTTTGGTGAGTCGATGGAGCAGGTGCAGTCAACTGTTGGTGGTATCAAAACTCAGATTACAGGCATGGGCGACGTGTCTGATGCGACGCTCGAAAAGATGACCGGCAAGGTGCTGACGTACGCGAACACGTTCGAGGTTGACACTGCTGATGCGGTGCAGGGTGTCAAGCAACTGATGGCGTCTGGGTTGGCGGGCAGCGCTGACGAGGCAATGGATTTGATGACGTCTTCGATGCAGCGCGTGCCTGAGGCGATGCGCGGCGATATGACGGACGCGATCGGCGAGTATGGTCCCCATCTTGCGAACCTGGGTTACTCGGGTGAAGAGGCGTTTGATCTGCTCGTGGAGGGCGCGAGCAAGGGAACGTACGGCATCGATAAAGCCGGTGACTCGATGAAAGAGTTAGCGACTCGCGGGTCAGACTTGGACGACATTGGCGCACAGGAAGCGTTTGAGATGCTGGGGTTCAGCGGCGAAGACATGGCGAACAAACTGCTGGCGGGCGGCGAGACTGCGCGCGGCGCGACTGACGAAATTATCGAGGGTCTTCAGAATATCGACGACCCGGCAGAGCAGGCGCAGGCCGCAGTCAAACTGTTCGGCACGCCGCTTGAGGACATGTCGAAGGCTGATATTCCAGCGTTCCTTGAGTCGCTTACTGGTCTCGGCGGCGGCATGAAAGACACTGAGGGTTCTGCTAGCAAAATGACGGAGCAGTTTGCGGGCGGCACCGGCAATCAGATGACGACGTTCAACCGTCAGATTGAGATGCTGTTCGCGTCGCTGGGTGAGTCGCTGCTGCCGGTGCTGAACAAGTTCTTTACGTGGATGAACGATAACCCTGCTGTGATGCAGATCGTCATCGCTGCGCTGGGTGTTCTGACGCTCGCGTTCCTGGGCATCACGATCGCGACGTGGGCAATGAACACCGCACTGTTGGCTAACCCGATCACGTGGATAGTTATTGGTGTTATCGCTCTGATCGCTGCGATCATTCTGCTGATCACGAACTGGGACGCTGTCGTAGCGTGGCTAAAAGACGTTTGGGACGCAACAATATCGTGGCTGAAAGACATGCTCTCCGCGCTCGCTGAGTGGTGGTCTGGCATCTGGCAGTCGATCAGCGATTTCTTCACCGACCTGTGGGACAACATCTCTACATGGTTCAAGGACACGTGGAATGCGATCGTCGATTGGTTTAAGGAATCGGTGCAAACGGTTAGCGATTTTTGGTCAGACATTTGGAACGGTGTCGTGACGTTCTTCCACGACCTGTGGAACGGCATCAAAACGTGGTTTAAGGACAAGTGGGATGCGATTTACAGTTGGTTTAAGGACGCGCTCAACGCTTACGTGACGTTCTGGACGGACATTTGGGACACCGTCAAGTCAACGATTCATGACGTTTGGGACGGCATCAAAACGTGGTTTAAGGAGAAGGTCGACGATATAATTTCGACGTTCAAGAGTGCGTGGGACGGCATCACTGGGTTCTTCACTGATCTGTGGGATGGAATCTGGGAAACGGTCACTGACTGGTTTGACGACGTGACGGAGTTCTTCGAGGGGTTGCCTGACACGATCAAAGATTTCTTCAGCGACGCAGGTTCGTGGCTGTGGGACGCAGGTAAGGATCTGGTTCAGGGTTTGCTCGACGGTGTCAAGTCGCTTGCTGGCACTGTCGGTTCGTTCTTCCTCGATCTGCTTCCCGGTTGGATAGTTGGCCCGTTCAAGGCTGCACTCGGCATCAACTCGCCGTCGCGTCTGTTCAAAGACTACGCACACAACACAGTGCAGGGCTATCTCGACGGAATTGGCGAAATGAAGGGCGAACTGAACTCGACGATGGACAACCTGATCGACACTGACGGGTTCGAAGCGGCGAGCACGTTCACTGGCAGTGCTGGCCGATCTGCTGGCGCACAGGACAACTCGCGTTATGAGACACATTATTATGCGGCCGAAAATCAGTCGCTTAGTTCAGAGGAAGCATTGTTCGAGGCGTTAAACTCGCCTCGGGTTGGGGGACGTCGCTAATGGCTCGCACAGTGTCAATATCGTCGATTGCGGGGACGATCAAGATGGGCGACGCGTCTGGAATCAAGGCGCGTGCACAGGTGCGTGGCACCGGCATGCCGCCTGTGAATGTGCAGTGGTTCTCTGGTACTGGTGATGGTGCCACTGCTCGCAGCGCGCGTGTGCTTGAACGCACACTCGACGTGCCGATGAAGATCATGGGTGCCGATCGTGTTGAGATTCTGAAACGGTATTCGTTGCTGTCGCGTGTCGTGGCGTATGACCCGGCTGGGGTCAAGATCACGTTGGAACTCGACGGCGTCAAATGGTATTTGGTTGTTCAGCGCAGTGGGGGCGGCGACTTCACGTGGGGTGCCGACACTGACGGCCAAACGGTTCTGTTGACGACGATCACGTTCGTCGCTGGCGACCCGTACTGGCAGCGGCAAGATCAGGAGTCGAAGCGGATTGAGCCTGGTGGTATTGGGCGTGGACTGCTGCGCGGAGTGGGCACAATGAGCGGTCTTGAAGTGTCGTCGACCACTGCGCTCGGCGTCGTGCAGTTCGTCAACACTGGAGACGTCGACGCATACC